TCACATTTTTTTCCATATGGTTTCTGATTCCATTTCCATAATATTATATATTATATAAAAATATATGATATTTATTCTATTGAACCAATTATCTAGCATATAATAATCCACAATTACCATTAATAATAGAAAGAACATTATATCTTTCTTCATGTAAAATTAAATTATAATTATAATCAAATAATCTCCAATTTTGTTTATTTATTCCAATTGGATTGCCAAAATTATCACAAATAACATTAAATTCTGAATTGATTGATATTGTTGGAACATATGTTGTGATTTCTAATTCAATTGTCTTAAACTTACTCATATTGATTGCACCAGACGGTTGATATTCAAAAGGATTTGTATTTAAACAGAAATTATAACAATATAATCCATTTTTTGCGGATCCTTGTGTTCGTACATATTTTTCAATATAATTGAAAATCCCACTTGTCAATGTATTTTCGCGATATTCACCATTAAATAAAATAGCAGCTGTTATCATAATCTCTTTTTGATTATCTCTAGTATAATCACCACTATAAAATAATCCAGTACTAAAATTGTTTGGGTTAAGTTGTGGTCCAAAGAAAAAACCAGAATTAGATGCATCTATTGCGAATTGTTCAGGGTATGTTCTTGGTGCTGGATTTACATTAGACGGTAATGTATCATATGGCCAATTTGTATAATTACTCCATTCATTACGTAAATTTACATCATTTCTTTGTAAGTACCACATCCAATTTGTTATCATACCATTTGATGTTAATTTTAATCGTTTTGTTCCTGTAACATTTTCAAAACTATAACGAAAAACGTCTTTAATTAAATAAATTTGATCTTTTGACGCAAACAACGTTTTTTCTTGTTCTGATAAAAAGCAATAAGTACACATTAAATGGACGTCGGCATTCCATGTATTTGTTTGATTTGAATAATATTGTGGATCTAAAAATAATGAGGGTGGTGTTTGTAAAAAACGATACATTTGAAGTTCTTGTCTATTAAAATCTGGTTGAATATATGGGAAATCATTCGCAATATCAAAAATATCACGTATTTGGAATAATTCTTGAATAGGGGCTAGTGTTATTTGTATTTCTAATTCATTATATTGTAATGAAACTAATGGAAATGCACATCGACTATCTAATGAAAACCATGTATTTATTGGTATAAACAATTGTCTTCCACGAATAGAAGGTTCTGCACCTGTATTTGATTCTGAAAAAAAACTGGACGGATAACAATTTTTTCGATTAAATGCCATAGATGGGTTGTTTATTTCATATATATTTCCTGTCATTTCATTAAAAAGTTTTTTTTTTTCTGAAGAAAAATCACGATCAACCATAGCAGCCAAATAATCACCAGTATATTTTTGTAATGTAAGGGATCCACAAATAATACTAATTTCTTGAATAATATGTGTTCCAATATCAGAAATCCAACGAAAATCGTATGTAGACCAAACATTTCCATTTTGCGGACAGGGTGGCCAAAATGGGCTCCATATATCAGGTAATGTTATTACTAAATATGTGTCCATAAGTAATTCAGCATATCGTTTAATTTTAAATTTAAAAACAGAAGGAGTTGTTGTTCTTAAATCACGAGAACCTTCATAATCAATACGAAATTTTTGTAATCCAAAATTTGTATATTTTGAATAAGTCACATTAAAAAATGTTTTTGTAGGATTACCAGTAAGAAATACATTATTATTACCTTCTGATATGATATTTAGTAAACCTCCTGGCATTTATAATATTCAGTTATTTTATATTATAAATTATATATTTATATTAATTAATAATGATGTCATTAATCAAAAAAATAATAATTGTTTTATTGATTATCTCTTGTATAATAATAATAGTAAATTTGGTTATAAAAAAAAGAGATATACAAAAATCTATTACATACAAAGAAGGGATGTTATCAGAATCCGCCGAATTAGGTTCTCTTGAAATACATAATAATTCAATTTCAGTAGCAAATGTTGTAAATAAATCATTGAAACTATCACAATATTGTATTAAATCATCATATAATTCTGCGTTAACGGGTAATTATATTAATACAGATATGATAAAATATGTTTTATCAAGAGGTTGTAGGTTCTTGGATTTTGAAGTTTATTCATTAGATGGTTCTCCATATGTTGCATATTCTACAGATACTACATTTTCTTCTTTGAATACACAAAATTCTATATTACTTCATGAAGTATTAACTACTATTGGTATCTATGGTTTTATTGCTCCTTCACCTAATCCAATGGATCCACTTTTTGTACATTTAAGAATCAAATCAACGAGTGATGATATTTATTCAAGAATTGCTCAAAATATTCATACTACTATAAAACCATTACTATATTCAGATTCCAATGGTAATATCATAAAAGTTGACGGTAATACCATATTGAAAAATATTATAGGTAAAATTATCATTATTATAGATCGTTCTTTTGCACCAAATTATGCTACTATTACAAATCCGAATTGTTTTGATTCAAATAAAAAGTCAGCATCATGTTATAATTTGAAAAATTATGTTAATATGGAAAGTGGTGGTGATACAATAAGGAAATATAGTTATTCAAATATGACTTCTCAAATGTATTCTACACCAAATATTATGGATGATGGTATAAATACAGATGTAAAAAATTTGAAAATGGTTACACCAGATTTGATAACAAATATTTTTGGAATGGTAAGCAATCCACCATATTACAATATACCAATCAATTATGGTGTACAATTTATGGCATATCCATTTTATATAGTAGATACTAATTTAGGTGGCTATGAATCTATATTTTCTAATTTTGGTGCAGCAATTGTTCCTTTGTCAGATATGATAAAATATATTGATACAACTATTTATCCGTCTAATGTAAATAATAATGCAAATATCAAATTAATGTCAACACCATCGATTTCATCTTCTATTTCTAACGATGGTCCATTACCTATTTTATTACCAGATGTATAAGAAATAATAACTATATATATTATAGAAATTATTTATGAAAAATAAATATAATTCAGAATTATGTGATAATAAAATGACATTTCAAGATTGTGAATTAGCTATTTTGCGTCATGCTGTTGATGAAACTGAAAAAATTCAGCAACAAAAAATATCAAATTCTGAAGATATTAAACGTATAATAGTAATATTAGAAAATTTTTTGCGTAAAAAAAAATGTATTTGTTATGGTGGTACAGCAATAAATAATATTTTACCGAAATTTGCTCAATTTTACAATCGTGACATTGAAATTCCTGATTATGATTTTTATTCGAAAAATGCATTAGATGACGCAAAAGAATTAGCTGATATTTATTATAATGAAGGTTATAAAGATGTTGAAGCAAAATCAGGTGTTCATTATGGTACATTCAAAGTTTTTGTAAATTTTATTCCTATAGCAGATATTACATTTCTTCATTCAGAAATTTTTGATGTTATGTCAAAAGACGCAATACGTGTTTCAGGTATCTTGTATTCGCCACCTAATTTTTTACGTATGAATATGTTTTTAGAATTATCTCGTCCATCTGGTGATGTTTCAAGATGGGAAAAAATTTTGAAACGCATTACATTATTAAATGAATATTATCCATTGAATCAAAATATTGATTGTGGAAATGTGGAATTTCAACGTAAATTAGATTCGAATGAAGAAGAATCTGAAAAAATTTATTATACTGTGCGTGATACGTTTATTGATCAAGGAGTCGTTTTTTTTGGTGGTTACGCTATATCTCTTTATGCTAAATATATGCCCGATGAACAACGAAAACGATTGACAACAAAAATACCAGACTTTGATGTTATATCAGAAGATTTTGAAACATGTGCAGTTATAGTAAAAGAAAGATTAGAAGATGCGGGGTTTAAAAAAATAAGATCAGTTATGCATTCTGGTATTGGAGAACTTGTTCCAGATCATATTGAAATTATTGTTGGTAATGATACAATCGCATTTATTTACAAACCAATTGCTTGTCATAGTTATAATTTAATACATTTAAATAAAGATGAAATAAAAATCGCCACAATAGACACTATGTTGAGTTTTTATTTTGCTTTTTATTATACAAAACGTAATTATTATTTTAAAGACCGTATTCTTTGTATGGCTATGTTTTTATTTGAAGTAGAACAAGAGAATCGATTAGAACAAAAAGGACTTTTAAAACGTTTTAGTATTGATTGTTATGGGAAACAACCGACACTTGAATCAATACGAGGAGAAAAAATGGAAAAATATAAAGAATTAAAAGATAAAAAAAATACAAAAGAATACGAAGAATGGTTTTTGAAATATAGTCCTGCTTCTAAAATATCAAGAAAAGAAGAAAATTCTAATTCTAATTCTAATTCTAATTCTAATTCTAATTCTAATTCTAATTCTAATTCTAATTCTAATTCTAATTTCAAAGTCAAATCAAAATCAAAATCAAAATCAAAATCAAAATCAAAATCAAAATCAAAATCAAAAACTAAATCAAATTTTAAATCAAATTTTAAGTCAAAAACTAAAAAAATAAGACAACGTTTTTTTTTAAATTAAAACGTCATTGTAAAGTTGATAATATTTTGAAATCCCCAAAATAAAATTCCAAAAAGAATACTTTTAAAAAGTATTCCATAAAAATTCAAATTTCCATCACTATGAAAAATAGGTAAAATTGTTAAATATTTATACATTAATGTATGTAAAATAGGTAATTGAAAAATAAAATATAAAAGACTAATTAATATTGGTGTTTGAATATCTGTTAATGTATAATCTATTTTTTCAATTGTTTTTTTGTTTTTTTCATGTTTTTGTAATTTTTTTTCAGAAGCTTCTTCATATTCACGTACATAATCACCTGTAAGTTTTGGTTTAGGTATATAGTTTGGTGTAATTTCTTCATCTTGTTGATAATATGTTTTATCCATAGGTATATCACGTGAAGGTAAACGTACAGAAGGCATTTGTTGTAATAATTCAGTTGTTTCATTTGAAAAAAAACTTTTATCTGATCCAATCATACCAGTCATCATATTTGTAGGCATTTGTATTTGATTTGTAAATTCTGGAATAGGTCTATTATTTGTAGTTGGTTGTACAGAATTTCCATAAGGATTTGGTTGTATATTTATAGGCGAATATGTTGTTGAATTTGCCATAAAATCATTTTTTTTAACAGGCATTCCCATATCATTAGACATTTTCATGCTAATATTTGCGGGTAAATCGTCAATTCGTGTAGTATTTTCTGCCATATACTATATGAATTATATGATAATGTTTCTTCTAAAACGCAATTTATTGTAGAATAAAAATATAATATCAGTTGAGAATTCAATATTATAGTGAATAATATTTGAAATGGAATACTTTAACAACGTTGTTCTAAATATTACTAAACATTGTAAAAATAGATGATGGTGCTGGCGCAGGAGCAAAATTTGTGCTACCAACTAAAGGTAGTATTTTTGCGATATTTGTTTGTTGTTCATTATCATCATTATCAGGTGTTTTTATATCAATAATTTGTTTTGATGTATTACATTTATCAGGAACAATATTATACGTGTAACATTTATCACCATATTTGTAAATTTTATCGTCTAATTCACTTATGATTGGTCCACTAAAAACCATACAATTTTTATCTTTACAAACTTTTCTAAACATAGTAGCAATACCCAAACCGAGCAATACTGAAATAATAATTCTTCCAAACTCGGTATTTAATAAACGTTTAAAATTCATATTATATTATTATATATATTAGAGTTTTTATTTTATCTTTTATTTATCTTTTATTTATGATTGTGCTGGTATTTTTGATATTTTATTAGTATCAGAAGGACAAGTTAATTCATTTTCAACAATAGAAAAACAATTTTGAGTTGCGTCACGATATTGTAATAAATTGGCATTTTCATGAGTAGGATATACAATAATTGTTCTATTTAAAGAAGTAGTTATATAAACTGAAAATATACCTAATGCTAAACTAATAATAAAAACAGGAATATTTATATATTTTAATAGATTCATATTTACTTATAATAAAAATATATATTATTTCTTAGTTTTTTTTTTCTTTTTGGAAATTTCGTCTTTAGATTTTTCATTTTTAGATTTTTCATTTTTAGATTTTTCAAATTCTGCGATCAATTCTTCATCTGTAAATTTTGGTTGTGTCAAACTTTTTTGTTGTTCTCCTTCTTCGGGTAATTTGAAACTGTAATTATTTGGATTTTTTTCTTCTAAAACATAATTTGCACTTGCTGCAGCCTTTTTTTTATTCAAACGCGATTTCATACGTTCTTTTAATTCATTTTGTTTTACCATACGTTCTAATGCATTCACATCAACTTTTGCGCCTTTTCCGCCCATCGTCCGTGCCATTGTTTTTAACATCTCTTTTAATTGATCATCACCTTCACCACCATTACCTTTCATACGTTGTAATAAATCGCTTGCTTCACGCATGATATCATCTTTTGAAATTTCACCTGAATCCATTTTTGTTTTAATTTTATCACCTACTTTTTTGATCAATTCCATCATTTTATGTGGATTCTTCAACATTTTTTGAAGAATATCTTTTGTACTAGTTATATCTTTGTAGTCATCACCTAGAATACTTTCAAAATCACCTGAAATTTCTTCAGCAATATTCTTTGCTAGACGACCAATTTTTCCATCAAATAAACCTTTCAAATGATCATGTAAATTTTCTAAATTAGGCATACCTGTTGTTTTATCAAAATTAAATTCTGTTTTTTCTTCGTTATTTGTAGCAGGTTCATTATTAGAAGTTTCTTCATCATTTGATTGTGGCGTATTGAAATTATTTTCAAAGAAACTACTAATTCCTTCAATAGTTTCTTTCATTTTTTCTTGAAGTTCATTCTCATCAATTCCCTCAAACATATTCATTGACTCACCAAAATTTTTTTTATTTTTAATTGAACCAACTAAAGTAAACATAATAAGTTGTAAGTATTTCCATATTGATTTTTGTGTATTTTCTGTTACACCTTCACAATTATATAATATTTTAAAATCAATATTTGGTAAAAACATTACATTTATAGTACTTTCTGGTTTGAACATGTCATCATTTTGATATAATAAATCGAAAAATCGTTCTGGATATACGGTCAAACAATATTTAAATAAAGCTCTATATTCATAAATATCTGTATTTGGGTCTTTCCATTGTTTCCATAAATCTGAATATTCTGGAAAAGTATTACTTAAATCGTTGGCAAAATCCATAATTGTTGATTGAAAGTTTTCAGGCATCTCTAAAATTTCTGACATGAAATACAAATATTATATAATGTGATTACTATTTTTATATAGTTGTTTTTGAATAAATATATATTACACAAAATAAAAATATTAAACTGTAGAACATTTCTAATAACGTCTTTTTATTGCGTCTCATTACAAATCTTCAACTGTATTATTATCAAAATATGATGATAAATCATTTATTTCTATTAAATTCGTATTTACATCAATTAATGGTGGACATGAATATATTGTTGTATTTATGTTTTCAATATCACAATCAAGTTCTATTTCTATATCGTAAATTGCTTTGTTATCACATACAATATAAAAAATAATTTCATTATTTATAGATAAATTGTATAAAATATATTCATCGCACCATTCTTTTCTATATAATGAATCATATAAAAACCCATTTTTTACTTTAATACGAATAATGGGTAAAGATTGATTTTCTTCAATAATTAATTTGAAAATACCATATTCATATTGATTTGATTCTATAGGAGGCATTGGAAAATTTGGTATTTGTAAAAAAATATTTTTATCATTATGAAATAATATTTTACTATTGTACATCTTGTAGTAGTTATAAAGTAAAATTTATATACTTTTTGTATAATATAAATCAGCCACAAAACGTAATGGTGAAAATTATATTGGTTTAATTTTCAAAATAAATATAATCATACAAAACATTATTATCCAAATAATAGATGTTACCATGATATATTTATTTTGAAAATTTGAAATTTTTATATAATTCGATGTTTTATCTTCATGTGGAGACATATAATTAATATTATAAATAATAATAGTAGGTAATATAATTATGAGTCCTAAAATGATAACAATTATTACCAATGCTATTTTGCGAGAATATCCAATGATATTATCTTTTGGTTGTGGATTCATTTTAAGAGCAAAATCGAAAAAAAAATTAATATAAATATTAATAGTTGCTATTACACCCACACCCATACCTATTACACCCATACCTTTTTCTTTAATAGTTGATATTACACCCATGTTTTTATTACTGTTTTCTTCTTTTTTATAACTCATAGTTTATATTATAATTTTACAAAAAAAGTATATCAAAGACGAATTTATATTTTTGTAATGAATTTTTGTAATGAATATAAAGACTTTTTGTAATTAAATAATAACCAATAATATATTAGTATTTGAAAGGCGATAAACATCACAATAATGTATTACGAGGATTCTTTTCACCCAAATGTAGATGATAATACTTCAATTATTAGCGATGATACATGTTATACTATGGGAACTAAAACAAATTCTATTAAGAACAATAATAAGAAAGCTATAGATGATGCAAAACGCGCTGACAAAGATTATTGTTGTCATTATATAAAAAATGATAATAAAAAAGTACGTATTGAATATTATAATAGTGGAGTAAATATTGGTAGTAGAATTCGCAATTCAGTGACTGGTGAACGTACACAACATCGTATTGGTTCTTCTGACGAATTATTTTATTTCAAAGTTCGTAATGTTTCTGTTCCTACTAAAACACCAATTACACTTTTTTATGATTCACCTGAACAATATGAACGTATTCATAAATGTACATTACTTCAATCAGTGAAAGAAAAATGGTATGAGAGAAATTCAAAATTTAATATGTATCCATACTCACCTAGTCATCATAATGTCACAGAAAAAATTTCAAACACAATTATTCACTAAAAATTTAAAAAATTGATTTAAAAATGATAATTAGAATAATATGATATAATTATCATTGAACCAGTATATGCAACAAGATGTCAACAGAAGATCATATTGAAGTTTGCCCGATTTGTATTGAGAAATTGAATTTCAGGAATAAGAAAATATTTACAACTTGCTGTAATCACCGTTTTCATGAGGGTTGTATTGAAAAGATAAAAGAAGTGTTAGAGACAACCACTCTTCCTTCTGGTGAAGAAATAGAAGAATATGTATTTCCTTGTCCATGTTGTCGCAAGCCAATTGATCCAACAATAAAGCAACAAATAAAAACAAGACGTGAGTCATTAAAACGTATTGCTAAAAAAATCAGATCGTATAGTAATATTTATTATACACAAATGCAGTACCAAAATGATATTGTTCGTAAGTTAGAAGCTTCTTTACGTGAAGCAAAACAAAGAAGAAAAGTAGTTCAAGAAGAATTGACAAATGGAAATAAATATTTGAAAAAATGTCAAAATGATCTTAAAAACGAATTAGCAAATCTTTTAGAAGAAACGAAAAAAAGGAAAACGGAACAGCAGGATAAATCAACTTTATGGGAAGCATTGAAAAAGAAGAAAAAATGAAAAACTTGTAAAAACTTGTAAAAACTTGTAAATAATCAAAAAAACAACAAATAAAATAACATAAAAATATTGTATATATTGTATATCATGTATGTTAATGTATTTTTTGTTTTAAATTTTATTTTTTCTAGTTATTACAATAATAATTATATGAATTTTTTGTCAAAAAATACAAAAAAATATTTACTTCTTGATAATAATGTTTCTGATGAAAAAAATAATTCTGAAATTCCAAAAAAAAAAGATTTTTTATTTTTCAAACCAAATGAAAATAATATAAATTATTATTCTAAACCTTGGGACGGTTACGATTGTCGCAGTAATTGGGAAAATAATATTATTGAATTAAATAAAATAAATGAAAATAATTATAAAATGACATTATTGCAAAAATTAGAATCTTGTAATACTTCACAAGAAGAAAAAATAAAAATTATCCAAAATAATCCAAAATATTTCGAGAAATCACCAATGTTTATGTGTAAAAAATCTTTATTTAAAGGACTTGTAGATTTCGATTTCATAGAATTTTTTATCTATGATATATAATAATATATCATAATATATGTCAAATGCTTCATTAGGTCCTCCTATTAAAAAAGAATTAAATAATGGTATTTTATCATTTGTTCATGCAATGCCAATGAAAGAATTAACGAGTGATAATGCTTCGTCTTTTTCTCTTGGAAGGTATTTATTTAGTCGCATAAATGCCCCAGTCGCATATAATAATGTAATTACTAATAAAACAATTCAAAGACAGGCTCATGGATTGAATAATAATCAAGTTATTATTACTGGTCCAAATACAACTTTACAAAAACGATGGATTGGTGGTAATCATGATGCTTCTCAAATTATAGCAAATCGTCGTAATCGTGCTATTGGTCAAAGTATTAATCCAACTTATACACCACAATCTTTTGGTAGTCAAAATGATAGAAATGATCAAAGAAGAGCTATTCAACGCACACGTAGTCAAGGAAGTGTAGTTCCAACTAAGAACACGCATAAATATCTAAATTCACCCGCATTTTCATTGTATTAATTTTTTATTTTTATAAAATATATTATATATATTTTATGAAAGCTATTGCTGTATTCGAGAAAAAAACTGGATCGAAAGTTTACGGAAGTGTCGTTTTTCAAGAAAAAACAAATAAAAATGAAATTGAAATTTATGTTGATATTCATGGATTGAAAAAAAATGGAATTCATGGATTTCATGTACATGAATATGGTGATATGTCAGATAATTGTGAAAGTATGTGTATGCATTTCAATCCATATCATAAAAATCATGGTGGAATTGATTCAAAAGATAGACATGTAGGTGATTTAGGAAATTTACATGCTGATAATCAAGGAAACGCAAAATATAAATTTACTGATAATATTATCAAACTAACTGGAACAAAATCCAATATCATTGGGCGTGGTTTAATTATACATGCAGATCCTGATGATTGTGGTAAAGGAATAAATCCTGCTAGTTTAATAAATGGAAATGCTGGTAAACGTATTGCTTGTGCTGTAATAGGTTTTGCTAATTCTCAAAAATAATATTATTGTAATATAATATATTATTATTATTTTTATAAAATGCCTTCTTTTCAACAAATGTGGTCAGATATGGATCCTAGGAATTATACATTTAATGGTGAACCTGCTACTTTATATGGATTAATTGCTGTAACTACGTTGGTATTAGGATATGTTACTGTAATGGAATCTGCGAATGCGTCTGAAAAAAAAAGTAATATTTTTGAAAATATTTTTTCAAAAAAAGAAGAATCAACAAGTATGATTCCAGGTCCTAGTATGATGCCAATTCCTATTGAAACAGGACCTGTTGTATCAACTCCATCAAAATCAGCCGAAGAAAAAGAAGCTCAAGAAAAAGAAGCTCAAGAAAAAGAAGCTCAAGAAAAAGAAGCTCAAGAAAAAGAAGCTCAAGAAAAAGAAGCTCAAGAAAAAGAAGCCGAAGAAAAAGAAGCCGAAGAAAAAGAAGCTCAAGAAAAAGAAGCTCAAGAAAAAGAAGCTCAAGAAAAAGAAGCCGAAGAAAAAGAAGCCGAAGAAAAAGAAGCCGAAGAAAAAGAAGCCGAAGAAAAAGAAGCCGAAGAAAAAGCAGCCGAAGAAAAAGCAGCTGCTGAAAAAGCAGCCGCTGAAAAAAAAGAACTAAATGGTGGAAAAAAACGTACAAAACGTCGAAACACTTATCGTAAAAAACAAAGTATAAAAAATAGAAAAATAAAAAAATAGAAAAATAAATCGTCGATAATTTGTAATGACGCTCTTTTTACGGCCTCTCATTACAAATCTTTTGAACCATTTCTAAACAATTTTCAAAAAATATATTGATTTCATTTTCATTTGAAGATGCGACAACTGCATCAGGTATAATTCCTTGGTTTCCTTTTTTCCATGCTAAAATACTAGGAATTCCGTTCACCATACGTTTAGCTTTTAAAAAAGCGTAAACATCCAAACATTCATCTATATCAATAATAAAACAACTAAAAGTATCGGGCATTTGTAACATTCTTTCTTTGATAAGTGTATCAACTTTTTTACATGGTTTACACCATGTTGCGCCAAATTTTACTAATATTAAACCAGGATTGTTATTTTTTAATTCTTCGGCAAACTCATAAGTACTATTTATTTCTGTTTCATATTGAGGCATATTGTTATATATTATAATATATTTTTTATGTTGTTTTCACTCAAAAAATTTATTTGTATAAAATAAATGAATTTTGATAACGAACATAATTTAAATATTCAATCTTATTCTTTTGAAGAGTTATTAGGGTTATTTAATTTAACATCAAATTTCAATATAAATGATTTAAAAATTGCTAAAAAAAAGGTTCTCTGGATGCACCCAGATAAATCTAAATTATCATCTGAATATTTTTTATTTTATAAAAAAGCTTTTTCTGTTATTGTTGGTTTTTATGAAGAAAAAACAAAACAATCCCGCGAAGTACCTAATACTGAAATTAAATATGAACCATCAAATTCTACTACTGAAGACAAACGTATGAATAAAGTTATTGATAAAATAAAATCGAAAGATTTTAATAATAAATTTAATGAATTATTTGAACAAAATATGTCGTCCAAACCAGATTCTAGTAAAAATGATTGGTTTTACAAAGAGGAATCTGTTTATGATATAAATAAAAATATTACAGCTAAAGATATGACACAAGAATTTGAAAATTTAAGAAAAAAATCGAATGAAATGATTCAATATCGAGGTGTTGAGAACCTTTATAGTAGAGGCGCTGGAGGTACAAATTTTTATGATGAAGATGAAAACCCATTTGATCAAACTGGATATGTATCAAGTGATTTATTTAGCAAATTAAAGTATGATGATTTACGTCGTGTACATAAAGATCAAATACTTATTCCAGTTGGCGAATCTGATTATGATAAAATAACAAAATATAAATCAGTTGATCATTTATCACAAGAACGTGACTTACAAGATTTAACACCTATGGAAAAATTAACAGCTGAACGTAAAATGGTTGAAGAAAAAGAAAAAATAGAAAATGAAATAATGCGACGTCAATATGAATCAAAATTGAGAACCATTCAATATGAAGAGAAAAATAATACTATTAAATCACATTTTTTAAGATTAACATAATATTATTACATAATATACTATGTTAACACGTCGTAAATGGTCTATCAAATATAAACGCAGTATTGATTGTAAAAAACCTCGTGGATTTTCACAAAAGCAATATTGTAAATACGGTCAAAACAAATATCGTCGTACTAAAAAATATAGAATTTAATGATATTTTATAACCTATATAAAGAGAAAACTCATACTAGTAGTATGAGATGTTCTCATCACAATTGCTCGTATAATGTATCGGTTCGCATATGGTCCTTATAAGTCCAGTGGCTCAGTTCAACTCTGAGTACGAGCAATCTTTAATATAATATTTTTGTTATATTTTATTATATTAATTTGTGTGTAAAAAAATTTCCTTAATTTTCTAAAATATTATGAATTACACGATCACGTGTTGCTTTATTTTCAGGATTAGATGTGTTGTTATTAAAAGTAAGTTGTTCTTTATGAATACGATAATATAATAAAACTTCAGGAATATTATAAATCTTGCCATATTTTTTCAATATTCGCAATTCAATTTCATAATCTTCTAAACAACAACCTATAGTAATATCATAATTTCCAACAGCTAAAATTGCGGATTTTTTATAACAAAGTGTAGGGTGATTCGCAAACCAATGTGGTTTATATCGACGAAATATATCCCATGTAATTAAATTGGGGTGATTCGTACGTTGCAATAAAGTACGATCTTTTGGACTATTTGGATTTACGTTAAACATTTGAACATCGGTTCCACACATAACACAATCTGAATTTGAACGCATAAAATTTAATTGTTTTTGAATACGATTGGGAAACATTACATCATCAGAATCCATTCTGATAATCAACTCATTTGAACATTTATAAATTCCATCATAAAGGGCTGCCGCAATTCCACGATTTTTGTCGTATTTTTCATATATCAATTTTGTAAAACGTGTTGTTTTTTTAAAGTCGTCTAATTCTTTTTCTAACAGTCTTGAATTCAAATCATCTGAACCATCATTTATCCAAACTAATTCAATTCCAAAATGTCCTGTTTGTAATTTAATTGACTCTAAACATTCTTTGACATATATATATTTTGTATTATAACTGGATACCAATACAGAAACCCATTCTTTGGGTGTTTTTAAATCTTCGGGAATATCAAGTTGATTCATTATTTCATAATTTTGTTTTGTTGATCCCCATTCTTGAAAACAATATACTTTTTTATGACCTTCATATTTTAATCCTGTAAAATGATAAGGAATAAAACTGTAACTAGGAAATACACTAAAATCCTGATATTTACCTGTTTCTAATAATTTTGTCAAAAGTCCGGGACCCACAGTATACCAAGCACGTTTACCACAAGTTTCAGGAGAAGTATCATTTGTTAGTATCCAATCAATCGCTGCTCGACAAAGTGGGTGTTTTGGTGGAAATCCCATAGTCCCTGTAGCAACTAGTCCTGCACGAGCAGTTTCATTTTCAAAACCAGCAAATGCTCTCTTTTCAAAAAAAATATCATCAAATGGTTCCAAACATACTGAATCAGCATCTTGGAAAATACCACCATATTGATATAATATTTCCCAACGAATAATATCTGCTTTTCCATTTATTTCTGACATACGTCCAATTGCTGTATTACATTCAAGTTTTAATCCTCTTTTTTCTATTTCTGCTTCCGTCCATCGAATATACTCAAAATCTGGGTGTTTATCTCGAAATGTATCCATAAATTTACTTGGCATAGGTTTAGGACCTATCCAAATTTGATGTAAAATTTTAGGAATAGACATTTAACTATATATTATAATATCCATTGTTATTGTTTTATATTCATTACAAAAAAACAAAAAAATACAAATATACAATTTTGTTTATATTTGTTTTTGTTTTTGTTTTTGTTTTTGTTTTTGTTTTTGTTTTTGTTTTTGTTTTTGTTTTTGTTTTTGTTTTTGT